GGCCTGTTCCGCCAGTTGCCGGCCGTAGCGCCAATCCTGAAACTGCCAGGCCAGTGCCGCAGAACAGCCGGCCAGCACCAGCAGACCGATCAGTCGCCAGGAGATCAGGCCGAAGACTGACATAGCACCGCCCTCGCCCGCGCCCAGAGTTCCAAACGATCCTGCAATCCGTTCAGCCCGCCGTTGATACGGCGGGTGATGCTATTGAACTGGCCGCGGTCGGCTAATTCATTCAATCCGTTCTGCTCCCAGAACCATGCCGCTGATTCGGCCGCCCATTGGGGTTGTTCCAGCAGTTCAGGCAGAGACAGTAGACGCTCATCGCCAAACATGCCGAGACTGCATTGGCGGTAGTTGTTGCGCCCGGTGATCTGGATCAGGCCACGGCCACGGTACTTTTGACCGTCGCCGTCGGGTTCCGGGGTGTTGCCCAAACGGACGGCCAGGGTGCCGGTGTCGTATTTGCTCAGGTATTGAGTGCTGCCCAGTTCACGTACGTACTGCAACTGTCCTGACTCGTGACCGACTTGCGCGAGGAAGGCGGCGATGCGTTTGGGGGTGTTGATGTTGCGGTGGGTCATGGCGGTGTTTAGGGCGGAAATGAAAACGCCCGCTTGGGAGCGGGCGTTGGGCATGATGTTTTGTAGTTGTTGCATAACGATCATAATTACCCCGAAAGGGCAGGCGGAAAAGGCGTTAAAGCTGCTCAGCCAACCACAGCGGCGCACTGGGTCGATGTTCGGTAAACGGGAAGAAAGATCCTTGTGGCCAGTCTCGCAGTGCACGACGATAAGCCTGCAGTTGGGCGTATTGATCGGTGGTCAAAGTAGTACCGCCACCATCCTCCAGTTCATCTCTGTCGCGAGCAACCATGCTGTCTGTGGCCGATAGCTGTGCATCACGCCAGAAACGCTCGGCGTTCGCGGCTTCTTCCGGTGTAAGGGGTGGTGTATCGACAAGAACGGGATACCCGTTATCGGCACGAACAGAAATCATCTTCGCGGTGACGGCCAGTTCTTGAAGTAGTGACATCCAGTACGTCTGAGGGATCTCTATGACATCGGAAGGAATATCCGATGTATTGATCCCGGGTACATACACACCATAGGTACTTGCGCTAAACAAAACATTGAACTCGTTCATTCAATACCCCTTGGCAAAATAGGTAACACCCCACCCGGCCCTTACAGAACCGCCCATGTCCCGAACCTTCAATCGGCAGCCCTGTTTCGTGGCAGTACCGGCCAACATGATGACCATCGCCCCGTCACCGCCAACATGAGTGGCAACGACAGAAACAAAAGCGGTAGGAAACGAAATCGGAAAGGTGACAAAAACTTCTCCGTTAGCATCCGTCGTACCGTAACCCCATTGATCAATGTTGCCGCTGGAGTACTTCTGGTAACCAGGGTTGCCGTTCATCCCGGAGAACAACGAGGTGTATTTCAAGCTGACGGTGCCGCCCACCAACCGCCATTGGTTCTCCAGCTTGAGGAACTCAGCGGTTTCCCCAACCCCGAGAACAATGGAACCTATTACACCGTTCGAAGTTTTGATGGTGTCCGGGCCTGGCGCTGCCGAGACCGTCAACGCGCCAGCCCCGGCATTGATGATGTTCATCGTAGAGGCATGGGCGATACCGGCGGTGACAGGTAACATTGCTGTAATCGGCGTATTGCTGGTGAAACTGCTGACACCGCCAATGTTGGACACTGTCAGTACCGCACTGTCAGCATAGGATATGAAGCCAGAGAATTGCAGACCGTTACGGGTAACAAATGCAGTCGTTGCGACACTATTGTCATTATCGAATTGCGGGGCAGTGACAAACAGACCACTGCTGCGCAATGCCGCAAGAAGTTGATTATTTAGCCCCTCCGTAGGGGATATTCCAGCGGCCTGGATAACACTTACTACTTCCTGGGTAATGCCATTACCCCAACTCGCCGGAATCAAAGATCCAGGCGCCCCCGTCACAGGGTTTTCATCGACAAACTTCCCATCAACCAATCCGGCGCTGGGTACGCTTCTTGGGTAATCCACTGATTAGCTCCTGATCCATGATATCCGCCACCAACCTATGAGGCGGTACGACAGCAATTCGGCCCACAAATAGAAACGTCCGCTTGGGGCGGACGCTGAACCTGTCTATAAGTGGCTGTGACTTATTCAATGCGACTCCGTGAATCGGCAAGCCAATGGGGAGCCGCGGGCCTGGCAGGCGTTTGCGGAAATTGGCTCGATTCCGGCCACTCGCGCAACATCTGGCGGTACTCCAGCAACTCCAAATACTGCATTGCAGTTAGTGTCGTCACTCGACCAAGGTCTTGCTCATCGCGATGACGTGCTACAAGCCATTGGTTGGCTGAGAGGCTGGAACTGCGCCACAAGCGCTCTTGCATAACCGGATCGTCATCCGACATATCGGCCGTCAGCGTTGAATCAAAGTGAGTGTTCGACACCATGGGCGGCGCGACACTCGGTTCTATTGGGCTCAACCGCTCTCCCACTTCAACTTCAGCCCCCTCAGGGATAAGCATCATTGAGGTCAGAAACCCAGGGGCAAACAATTCAGTGATCGCGTAGTTGCCAGTGTCGATCAGTTCAGCGACAACCCCTTCGTCCAGGCGTGCATAAACAGCCATTATTCGTACTCCCAGATTTCGCAAAAGGCGTTGCCGCCAGGCCCGCTCAGGCATGAAGCCGAAGCATTGGTCGAACAACTGCCACTGCCTCCCGAACCTCGCGCGCCGGGATTACCATTGCCGTTTACCCCCGTGAAAGGGCCGCCACCGTCAAATTGACTGGCACCTCCGGTTCCAGATAGAAGTCCCCAATTGGAATTGCTCATCGCATAGCCGCCGTGAATGCCTCGAGCGTTGGCAAGATTGCCTCCTGTTACAATCAGCCCTCCCATGCCTCCCTGAACAAACCCGGACGTGGTCGCCACGAACGTCAAGATTTGTCCGCCGAAACCTCCCGCAGCGCTCATGTAGGTCCCAAAGGAAGCACCGCCTCCCGCAGCACCCGCCCCGTTGCGCGCGGCACCTCCTGCTCCCAATGTAATAGGCACCCCGGCCAGCATTTCCGCGCTCACGTCATACAGACTTTCTGCATAGGCACCCGAACCACCGCCGCCGCCCAGACTTTGATAAGTCGCCGCGACGGGCGGGCAACCAGCCCCGGAACCACCGGCGCCCACCAACCGCACGCGAATCCGTTTGGCCTTGGGATTGGGCCGGTAAACCGTGATCCCGACCGTGTCGAACTGCTTGACCGCCAACAATCGGCCTACAGCATCGGTGATGCCGTAACCACTCAATGTGGTAGGGGTGTTGTTCATTTTGGTGAAATCGACCAATGCGCCGATCGCCAGCGCCAACTGGTCATTTTTGGCTTCGTCAGGTGTCAGCCCAGCGGCCTTGATGACGTTCAGAATCTCTTGCGTCACCCCATTGCCCCAGGCCGCTGGAATCAGCGATCCCGGTGTCCCGACAATGGGGTTTTCATCGACAAACCAGCCGTTGACCAAGCCAACACTGGGAATACTTGTTGGATAATCCACTTTCTCTTCTCTCGCTGTAGGTCTAATAGAACATTGACTATTCCTCGATGGAACCAGGAGCGCGAGGCCAAACGATTTCGGTTGGAAAACTCGCTTGTTGCTCAATGCGACTCAGCTCAACGCTGTAGAGCTTCCACTCCATCAGGGCCAACTGTTCATCGTGAGAGGCATCACCAATATCCTCGGCATATTGAAGTGGCGCTATACGCAAAACGGCCTCACGAAGAAGTGTGTCGCGCTTGGCCAGGATCTGAACTTTGATGTCGAACAGGCGAGCCACATCGTCAAGTTTCCAGCCATCGTCATTCCAGACGTAGTAGTCACCCGGCCATGGTTCGACTGTAAAAACTTCCGGCAACTCTCCGAGTTCACTCCAGACCTGCTGGGCCCCGCCATCCTTGCGATAAACCAAACCGCGACGATCAATCACTTCCCGAGGAACATTGTTCACCAATGCCCAGGTACGGCCGCTTTCCGCAGGCGGGAGTTCGAATGAAAGTTCAACGGCATTACTGGGTAGTTGAATACCGACACCCGGAGTGACGGGAAACTCTACGGGCCCTGACAAGGCGCCAGAGTTATCTAATAGATAATAAAACATGGACACCTCAGATAAGCTTTATACGACCGGGATAGGCGATGTTGCGCGGTCGGGATTTGAAGGAGTGGAGCAAGGTACTGGCTGCGTCCATCTGGAAACTGGTTCCTGCGGGAAAAATGGGACCGCCATTGCTCAGCCCCGATACATATTGAGATTCCTCACGGGTATCGGCGCCAAATGCAGTAAGGCTATCGGACCATCGCGAGCCCACCGCACCAGCACCATTAGCGCCCAATGCGTAGGAATGAATGGTGCCATGTTGGAAGGTACCCATTACCCGTCCGGCGTCCACTGAACGCCCTTCGTCCAAAACCCTCAAAAACTCCCCTCGTCCTTCAGGGCCACGAAAAGTCAGCGCACCATCACCGGAGGTCCACTTGCCTTCATTACCTGCCCGAGTAGCCTCAGTGCCGAGCATTCCTGACTGCTGTGCGTGATCCCAAAGCCAGGGCCACTCGGCACGTTTCATTACCGTGCCATTGAGCGCCCCATAGCCACCCGGGCTCAGCAGAGTGGTCGTATCAAAGAACGGACGCCCCAACGGAGTGTTATCGAATCGCCCGACCGGCCACCAACTGCCGGCACCATCGCTGCGCAGATGCCACCAGTCCCCACTGCCCATCAACACCAGAAACGGATAACCGCCTGCCGATAGATGCGTATGAAATCGGATTCGGTCAGTGCCGACAGCCTGAATAACGAGGCGATTGCCGCTGTTATCAACACGTCGAACGATGACATCACGAATACCCAACGCGACATTGGCTGGCGGCAGGCTGACGGTGGCGGCACCTGAACTGGCATCAATCAGTACGAGGCCAAGTTCTTCGACGCTCAGAACTTTTGATGCCGCTAGCCGCGTGATCACCGAATACATCGGATTGGTCTTGCCAATGATCGCCAGGATAGCTTTGAGCAGTTGATTGTTGTCCGCTTCGGAGGGCGCCAGACCGCCCCCGGTAATCACGCCCAGAACCTCTTGCGTGACACTGTTGCCCCACACAGCCGGAATCAGCGATCCCGGCGTTCCGGCGACGGGGTTTTCATCGACAAACTGACCATTCACCAATCCCACGCTAGGGACGCTTTTTGGATAATCCATACTTTTATCCTCTACCTGGAATAACAAATGACCGGACTCCACGCTGCAGTTGTTACAGCGGTACCCCAGGTCGTAGTGAACAAAAAAAAGCCCACGGGTGAGTGGGCGCAGGCGTTGCTGGCAGTCGTGTTGAATCGGTCTCAATGCATAAGCGGAAAAATCGAATCACTCTCGACTAAACTTCCGGCTTTATGACTAATTTACCAATGGCTATAACCGCCTCATCACTGGCGTGCTTGGCCAAGTCCATCTTGCCTTTGGCGGCATAAACCTTGATTTTCTCTTTGGCCTTCAATCGAAGGGTACGCACCGTCAGAAAGTGTTCGTTGAGTTGGGCGGCTTTTTCGAGAATCCCGTCGGCAGCCTGTTTGGCTGTTCGACCTTTGATCACCCATGCGGACACAGCTAGCGGTATAGCTTTTTTGGGGTAACCCTCATCCTTGAATACCTGCGCATCCGTCGCAGCTCTTGCATACTCCAAGGTGAGAAGTGGGTCGCCGGCAATGACTTGGCGAGCGCTGTCTGCCGCCGCGTCCACCCGGGCACAAAGCTGCTCCGCGTTCAGACTCTCCGATTCCGCCGTATCTGCAAGGCTCAGCACCCACTGAGTACCATCCCAGCAATGGGCTGGTGAGGGTTGCGGCGTTTCGACTTTTGCCAGCTCACCATTAAACACAAGGTGCGGTAACTCTTTCTGAACCCATTGCTCAGCAGTGACCTGTAGAACGCCATTAGCGGCCGAGGGGGCAGCATAAGCAAACAGTTCGGTGTCTTGCCATTCAATGACCAAGCCGGTTGTACGGCAATAAAGCACTTGTTTTGTCATGTTCTCACCACTCGATGATCATAAGGCCAGGTGCTCCCTGACCTCCGGGCTGCCCGGTGCCGACACCAGAAACGTAATAACCGCCAGCACCACTGCCCCCGGCACCGAAACCATAGGCCGACTTCCCGGGAAAGCCTGAGCTTGTGCCAGAACGAGCAGAGTTGCCTCCCGAACCAAAAGGTCCGCTTGCTCCCTGCCCCCCATAACCCGCCGCCACATTGGACGTTGTATCTGTCGCATCCCCTCCAGCAGGAAAGCCCTGACCACCCGAAGGCCCCGGAACAAAGCCAGCCATGTTGACGCCTGAAAGGCCTGGGCTACCGCCAGATAGCACCAGCAGCGCACCCGAAGTGCCCACCAGCGTATTGCCGCCCGCCGTTGCAGTCACATTGCCGCTTCCCCCGATGCCCGCCGCCCCGATCACAATCGGGATCACCTGCCCTGGCGTCACCGCCACCATCAGTTTGATCACCGGTTGACCTGCCCCGCCACCGCTGCCGCCTGAAGCTGTAGCGCTGGTGCCCCCGGGGCAAGCCCCCCCACCGCCACCGCCAGCACAACCGCTGAGCCAAATCTTCGTTACACCGGCAGGTACGGTGAAGCTGCCGTTTGCGGTAAAACGCTGGATACCAAGGCCGGCAGTCGAACGGCTGATGCTGCGAATGGCACTCAAGAGTTGCGTCAGATTTGATTCGCTGGGCGTCATCCCGGCAGCAGTAATCACCTCAAGAATTTCACTCGTCACCCCATTCCCCCATTCCGCCGGAATCAACGACCCCGGCGTCCCGGTCAGCGGGTTCTCATCCACAAACTTCCCATTCACCAACCCGGCGCTGGGCACACTCTTCGGATAATCCATCCCTCTACTCCCTAGTCATAATTGATGTGCACCTTGGTATGCGCCGGTGCGCTGCGATGGATCAGGCATTCCAGTGCCGAGCCCGGGTTCACGCCGAAGCGCTCGCCCCAGTAACTGGCGCCAAAACGTCGTCCCAGCAGCAATCGCCCACCGGTGTTGAGCGTCCACATGAACTGCGCCTCCCAAGTGCCCCAGTGCGCCGCACCGAAACGCGAGCGTCCCATGCGTGGGGCTTCCAGTTCGGTGATGGTGGCGTTCGGGTAGCCCTGGCTTTTGGCGATTTCGAGGTAGTAGCCAACAGCTTGGCTGCCGACCGCGAGCAAACGTCGGCGTACCGCAAGACGGCGGTCGTCGAACAGTGGCGTAGCGCCGAGGCACGGGTCGGGCAGGTTCATCACCCGTTCCCAGTCCGGCACCAGTTCGCTGACGCCAGCCGGGTCCATTTCGTTGAGCAGGTCGGCGGCACGGGCGTCGAGGCGGGCCAGTTCCTCGGCGACGCCTTCAAGGACTTCTTCGAGTTCCGGGACTCGCTCGGGATCCCACGCCGGACCACTGGGCAGCAGGCTGCGCAATTGGGCGTGGTATTGCGCGGCGGTTCTTATGCCCCCCATACGCAACCTCCGAAGGTCAGCAGTTCATTGTCTTGGGCTTCCACATCAGCGACGGGCGAGATAAGTGTGTGGTCGTTTTCGCCGCTGGTGCTGCTGATCGCTTCACGGATGTGACTGATCAACAACTTCTGGCCAAGGTCGGCTTCGCGGTTGTGCAGGTCGCGCAGTTGCGCTTCGACGGCGGCGCGTATGGCGCTGGTGTCGGGGGTCAATGTCAGGCGATACGTGACCGGCACCTGCACTGGCGGGCGCACATGTACTTCGGCGGTGACCGGGCGCAGCGGCTCGATGTAAGCCTGGACTTCGGCCAGTTGCTCTTCATTCGGCACCGGCTGCAGATCGTCGTCACGCATGATGTAAAGGCCGACCGTGCCCGGCCCCAGAAAGCCGCCACGACACCAGGCGCGGGTCACACCCGGGCATTCGAGCGCCCAGGTTTCATAGTCCTGGGCCGAACCGCCATGGGGGATGATGCGGTAGGAGCGGATCACCCGCGAACGCAGCGACTCCAGGCTTTCCCGCGCCACACCGCCGCTGAGCCCCGGCGCCAGCACCGT